AAGAATTCCTTTGCACTTTGCAGGTCAGCAAGCACCCGAACTCGCACGTCAAAGCAAAGGAGGCCGATATGTTGAATGGGAACATCCAGAAACGGGCTATCGCTATGAAGGCGTTCCTGTTCCATTGAGTTTGACTGGCGATTATGATTTACCTGCTGTTTCGAGAGGTATTGCGACAGGAACACACGGCTTGTATTTCGATCCACGTGATTTGACAAGTGCAGGTAGAGAAGTGTGGAATGCGGCTTTGACAGGCGACGTAATCAGAAGATCTTTAGAGGTCTTTGACTTACGAGATGATGTGCTACAAAAGATGCCACACCCCGTAGAAGTAAATCAAAGGAGGCCAGTAACTCCTGATCAATTCTTACCATCCCCGTTTAAATTGCAGGGAGTCAAAAACAATCCAATGTATCGGGACATTATGCAAGCGTTGAAGCAAACAATCGGTGATCGAGTTATCTATGAACCATTTGGGGGCGGAGGCGGTCTTTCTCAACAATTCAAAGCAAAGCGAGCAGTTCTCAATGACATAAATCCAGACATTGGCAATTTTATGCGTAGAATCATTCGAGAGCCATTTCAAATTGATTCGGACAAATACAATCTTTCAGTAGGCGACCCGATCATGTTTCAACACCCTAATTTTCCAGAATTGGGTCAAATGAATTTAGGGACAATGACTCAAGAACGCATGGATCAATTCGGTCAAGGAAAACCAGTATGGCTTCCCGCACACTTCTACCAAATGAGAGATCGATACAACGCTCTTAGGCAAAAAGCAGCACAAGGAACTGCAACTCAAGAGGACTATGATTTGATGTCTGAATTGTTCTACATGATCCAATTGACAACAATGAACGGACTGGTCAGATATGGGAACTCAAGACAATTGCCTTCATGGGATAACCCCTATTCTGTTTCACCAGGAGTTACACGTGATTCAAGATTACTTCCAGTTGATACTGAAATTGAAAACGTAGTAATGGATCGGTTGCGAGAAGAAGGTCTTTACAATGAAGAAACAGGCAAATTCAAAGGTCGGCTTCAACCAGGAGGAAACCTCGCTCGATTTACACCGTTTAGAGGCGGAGGCGGTATGCATGACTTTACCCCCTGGCATGAAGCAATGAAAGATTGGGAATGGAGAACTGGCAATGCCTTCGACTTCTATGATGACGTAAAGGATGAACTCGATCCAAGTAAGTCATTGCTTACTTTTGATCCGCCATATTTTGGCGAAGAAGGCGCACACGGTTTCTTCAATCAAAAAGAACAAGAACAATTGATTAGCCAAATCATTGATGCGAAAGATCGAGGCATACCAACAATAGTATTCAATTCATATCATCCCGACATTTACCAACCGTTGGCTGATGCAGGTTTTTGGTTTCCTCCTAAACCTTTGAATCGCCTTGACTTAAGCGGAGTAGATTCTGAAACACGTGGTCATAAAGACGAACTTTTGGCGTTAGCAAACGTGGATGCGGATAAGTTTGAATCTATATGGAACACCATGCGTGGTGTAGATACAAGTTCTCAGAAAAGCCTTAGCGATTTCATGGGGGGTTAGTTGAACCCATTGTCCCATGAACTTGAGGCGAATGTGGAATTGACCCTGCACCTTGCGAACCTTGACAAGATCGTAGATCCGTAATTACCTTGTTCACAAGATACTCGAACGGAATGTCTGTTGGATATTGAAGCGATTGAGCATACAGTTGAATCCATTGGATGTCAGATCCAAACAAACGTGTGAATGAGGTTTGTGTTGATTGAGATAACTGGCTATTTTGCCATCCCGCTTCTTGAATCAAAGCCTGTTCAGCACTACTAAAGATTCCCGACCATTGTTGTTGTTCGTTTGTCAGATTGGCATACACATAGATCGGGTTGCCCAAATGACAAAGCAAACCGATTGCTGCATCTTTACAAAAATTCGGTGCTTTGCCATCGTTTTCAGCGTAGCGTGTGATCCATGAGGTAACACTTTGAGGGTCATTCGACATTCCAGATAATGCTACGTTGTAAGATCGAAGTGTGTGAACAGCCTCAATCATATTGACATCGCTCATGTCATCTCCACAGTATAACTCTTATTTGACATTGTTTATGCTGTCATAGTTCATATACTTGTTATGCATGGCAGGGGGTAATGGGCAAGCACGTATCGGTTGTAATGAAAGACAATCTTTTTGCTAAAATGGAACGAGAACGAGGGCGTGAGTCCAAATCATCATTTGTCAATCATGCGCTTGCATTCTACTTCCTTAACAAAGATAAGGTGAAACAAGATGAATAAACCAGATCAAGAAAGACGTAGCCTATATCCTCCGCCATATGTTGCTGAGGACTCAAACCGAATTGACATCAATCTTATTGCCATGTTGCTATGGCAATCGCTTTTGACTGGCATCTCAGTTGCCGTATCTCACATGGGTTGGTATCTCCCTGATGCGGGTCCTGCTGAAATGGGGCTTCAATATGGGCTGATCTGTTTTGGATTCCTTTGTGTTTCTATGGTTTTGTTCCATGTTGGCGGTGTTCGAGATTCATTGGCACTACGAGCCGAATTCGCAAGAGAGAATCAAGTGGATAAGTGGCAACGACAACAACAGCGACTTGCACAGCGTAGGGCAAGCAAACAACGATATTGGTCCGATCAGCAATCACAAAACCAAATACAACAAGTATATGGGAATACACATTTTGGTGTTCCAAACGATAAAAAAGAAGAAGATAACTGATTCGTTTTGGAGGCGTAATCATGTGACCTTTTACCACGCAACAAGAACGACAAACAGAAGCCATGTCGCAGATATTGGCTGAAAACGCATATGAGCGAAAAATGGAACGGGTTGCTGGATGGGTGAGGACTTTTATTGCGTTGATCGGAGGAATAGCATTGACATTCGGAATTTTGTTTGGATTAGAAATGCTCGACATTTCTCCTTCAGACGTGTGGAGTTTCATATCAGGGATTTGGAATTGAAAGGGGTCGAATAATGGCTTCTGCGTTACTTGCAGGGCATATGTTAATGGCCTCAGCCTCAGCATTTTACGCACTTTACAGAATTCTTAGGCCATATCGAATAGGCGTGTATGGACCATCAATGGTTGGTAAAACAACCCTCGATCAATACTTGACCGTTCCAGGTGATATTGACCCAATACCGCTTGCCATGCGAACCGCACATCCCAAAGCAAATACACATACTGGATTCAAAGAACCAAACGAAACAAGAAAACAGATCCGTTTAATCAAAGAGAAAAAGCCAATCAGAACTACTGATTTGGCGGGTGATGCGATGTTTCGCAACTTATGGGTCGATGATATGTTTCGTCGGAACGTCGAACTGGTTATTTTCATGGTCGATCACAGGGCAATGACATCTCCACAATTTGCTATGGATGCATCAGCCAGTCTTTCATATTTGGTGGATAACATCACAAAGAAAAGCATCACTAAGAACATAACTCGAAAAGCAAGAAAGAACTCAAAGAAGTATGAGCCAAAGTTGTTCTGTTTGATGATCAACAAAATGGATATTTGGTGGGATGATCGAGCGCAATATCTGTGGAATATAGGGCTACAAAAAGAGCATCCTATCGTTGCACCGTTCCGTGAATCGTTGAAACGATTGAGAAAGGCAGGGTATAGGGCTGAGATCATGGCAATGTCATCACAACACGGAATCAATGTCGAAAAGAGTTTAATCGAATTATTGGAGTCTTTGTGAGAAAAGCCTTATGATGTTGTCAGTTATGGCAGGGTTAATGGCGTGGATGAATCCAATGTCCTATATGCCCTATCAACGGGGGGTCAAATTGCATGGTCTTGACGACGAGCAATTGAAGTTAATGTCGGCACAGACTGGCATTTCATTTGAATTGTTGAAATCACAACAACGTGCTGAGATGGCAAGTGCGGGTTCAACAGGGGATATTGGCGATGAACAGTTGATACCGACTGTTGAGATCCAGTTGAAATCGAATCCAAAGAATCCAAAAAAAGCACGTAAGCAAAACATCAAGATGTTGCGAAAGGCTCTCCGCCCTCCAAATTACAATTTGGGATTGTTCAAGATCTATCGTTACAATGCAGCACATGAATGTGCTTGCTGTGGAGTCGATATTAGGAGATTCCTCGAAGGAGATAACGCCTATGCACACATTGTTGATGAGCGAACATCGCTTTCACTTGCCGACATTTATTGGTTTGATGAAGAAACAGGCAATGCAAGAAAACCATTAGCAAGAACACATGGCGATCATGGCGATGAGATGAACAGTTCTCTTTGCCCTGCACATCTTCACATTTTCCATACGTTGAAGTCTTTGGTTCAAGAACATGAGATGGCTGAGGAAGGCTTTTCACGGATCGCATCAAAGGGAACAAAATTCACAAAGATACCAGGAGTATCTTCGTTGATGGGATCGAGTTCGGCAAAGAACAGAAGCACCCCTGAATCATTGTTGAAGTATGAACAATTCTTTGCTATGATTCACAAAGATGCACAGCACAGCAAAGGAGTTAGTTTGACAACACTTCCAAATCCAACATCTGGAGTAGTCGATATTGTTCAAGTTACATTCGATCTTCGAGCATTACAGGCGGAGAACTTGTTGGCTCAAAGAAACGCAATGGCAAACGGAGTTGCTATGCAAAGTGCTATGAATGCAGCGATGGTGCAACAGCAAACGCAACAAGAACAACAGGTTTCTTCATGAATACAAAGGTGAACACACATGGGTTGGTTTAGCAAAAACGATACACAAGCAAGCACACAGTTTGGATCTCCAACTGGCATGGGCATGGGCGCAGGGGTAACAGGTATGGGCATGGACCCAACTATGATGATGATGCAACAAAGCCAAAACCCAATGATGCAACAAATGGCAAATGACCCAATCACTGCAACTGCACGTTTGCTTCAACTCAATGATCCAGTAGCACAGTTCATTACCACACAAAACATCGGACTTCTCATGGATTTAGTGGGTGAAGTGGTTCGTCTTTCGATTAAAGAATTCTTCACACAAGTAAAATTCAAGACAGAAGGAGATCATATGGTTCTTGATACATCCTCTCTTCCCGCCTCGATCAATACGCTTTCACCAGAAAATTTAGGATTGACAATGACCAAATTACAAGCGGCAGCACAACAAACCCTTGCGATGAATGAACAACAACGTCAAATGTTCCTTCAAGCCCATTCAATGGGAATGGCAATGAATCCTCAACAACAACCTGGATTCTTCGGTAGTCTATTGGGCGGTATGCTCGGTAATCAAGTCCAACAACAAGGCGGCTTCGGTCAAACGATGGCGAAGGGCGCAGGGGTGGGGGCGACTTTGCTATGAGTTCAGAAGATAATACACAACAATACAGCCATTACGACACGACAATTCAATTGATGAGTCCAAGCAAAATGCTTGTTGAAAGTGCAACGATGATCTTTATCATCGCTTTTATGCTTGCATCGTTTATTGTATTGATCTGGAGAGGGCAAACGCTATCTTCAACTCAGATTCTTTTGGGAACGTTTGGATTGCTCTTTACATTTGCATTAGCGGTTCGACAATTTGCTTCCTTTCGGTAATGCCTCAATGGGAATGAGGCGGTTTAATCCGTTGCCATATAGTCCATTGGTAACAAGGTTTGATCAAGATGGCGATGGCGATTTTGATATGGATGATGTAAAGATTCTCTTAGGCAAGAAAGAGAAACCAACAAAACAATGTGTGGCAATAACAAAAAGTGGTCAAAGATGCAAACGGAAATCCGATCTTGATGACAATAACCTGTGTTATATGCACAGAAAGGATGAATAAGCCAATAAACACAAGAAGCGTGGGATAAATTATGGCTGGTCGGCAGACACGCAAAAATTGTGCGTTTTGCCAACACCCTGAAAGAGATTTGATTGAGAAACAGATCCTTGAAGGTTCACTGGATGTTCAAGATTGCGATCATCAGAATCAATGGGCTGAGGGAACAACACACCGACATATGCGACGGCATTCTGGAGAGTATTACAACAACAGTAACACACAATGCCCTATATGCACAGATCCAAATCGTTCACACATCGAAGCCGCTATCCTCGAAGGGAGAGCAGGTATTGATGACTTCGCAATTGAATTGGGAATTGCTAGTAGTCTTGTTTCAAACCATATGGAGAAGCACACAAAACCAATTATTCAACAACACGTTCACATCGAAGCATTGCCTAATGCTATGAGAACGGTTCATGAGTCATTGAGCCGTGTTGAGAAAAACATGAATCGTTTAGATCGGCTTCTTAGCCGTGTTCTCGATCATGTAGAGAATCAATTCGATGATGAGGAAGAAGTCATTGAGATGCGTGATGTGGAAACCGCATTGAAGGTTCACCGTGAGGTTCGAGATACTTTGGTTGAATTAGCAAAGTGGATGCAGAAGGCTGAAACAATTGAAGATAAGCAATCCGTGTCAATTCTCAACGTGTTACAGCAATTCTATACTGAAAAATCACCAGAAGAGTGGGTAGAATTGAAGAAAAGACTGGTTGCATCAGGGGTGATGAGTGAATGAAGTCGGTTCGACACTTAATGCTCAAAGATATGCCTGAGCATGACATCATTCTCAATACAAAGATTCCAAAAGAGGATTGGACTATTGAAGATTTACTTCATTACACCAATTCTGTTGATCAAGTGGTTAAGCGATGGGCTGAGGCTGTTTCAGAACATCTTGAATATCCAGAAGAAGTCGTTTCAAACATATGGGGTGCTTTGGTCATGACACGTTTGTTGATTGATGATCTGAAAATACTCAAACACAACCCTGGTGCCGATTGTATCTCATTGCTTGACGGAACACAAATCATCACCGATCTCAAACAAAAGATGTTGCCTATGTCAAAATCATATGCACGTGTTCCCTCATTGGCTCAATGGTATATGACCCTGCCAAATGAAATAGATGTAGTGTATCGAGCCATACGAAGGAGGTTGAAGGATGGTCAGTAGTAATCCAAGAGAACCACTTCTTTGGACTCCAAGAACTCAAGAGATGATGGGTGGTTGGAATCCACGTGAAGTTCTCGATCATGACATCAACCCAAATGAGGATAGCGACGGTTTATCTCATCATGGCCGTGAAACACCAGAAGATGGTCATAGCCGTGATCAGCAAGATCCTAAGAAACGTAGGGAGAGGGCATTGGCTGAACTGGCGGCAAAGATACCTCACATCAGCATCAAACCTCAGAAGATCGATGATGTCTTAGGGCGTTCACCGCAATTTGAACAAGAACAAATGATGCTTGAAGCGGGTGTTGGTCTTGATCTCAATCGAAACGGCATTGGTTTGTCAAACGGCATGAATGCAGGGTCGGTTCGTAGTGAAGGACCCAACATCAAATATGGTCAAAGCAATTCAGTAGTTCCCGCTATGCTTGGTAAATCAGATAGCCTTGTGAAAGGTAAGCGACGATACAAAGGTCGCCATATGTATGATGATGAAGAATCTGATGAGGATGAGCGCAAAGGAAAAGCCAAGCGAAAGCGAAAGAAGAAGCGTGAAGGCAAAAGACGAAAGCCAACACGTGGAGGTCGCCAAACCAAATCCGTAACAAAGCGTAGAGCAGGTAACGTTGAGTTGGATGTTGATCGAGGCTCACGTAGGCAAGCATTCCACCCTATCAAACATACAGAAGCAGTTCGAGGCGTAGGCCGTTAAAGATCTGAAAACATCCCGCTTCGATTGCGTGATCCTATCGCATGGGAACGAAAGAAGGCGTATGAGCGAATGCGAAGGCAAGTTGGTTCTTTGCCACGTGGTTTAACTCATCACGCTGATACAAGAGGGGCGGGAACAAGAGGAATGATTCTTGGTGGAACGAAGGGAACATCGACACGTTTGCCATCAGTAGCACGAATGGGAACATCGACAAAGAAGTTCTCAAGGAATGCAATTGGCGACCCTCTCAGCACCCACGATCCATTATTTGCCAAATCTGATCTTGAAAAAGCCAAACCAAACATTTCACGTTCTGAAATTATGGCGATGAAGCGTAAGATCGAGAAGTTGCTTCAACAACTCAACAAATTGACAAAAGCGACCCCTGAATTGGATAATGCAGGTAAGGTAGGGGCAGTGGTAAGCGGCCATGAATCCTCAGCACCAACTGGTGCGACCAAAACCAATGAAGAGGAAAAGGCATACAGATTTGTAGATATGGCACTGGCTCAAGAAATGGGGTTAGTAGGGAAAAAGTGATCCCCATGAGCGATAGCGAGTTGAATGATCAATTTTGGGAATGGTATAATTCTCTTTCATGGTGGGATAAATACAATTTGGAGGGTGTTTGATGCCCCTTGTTCAGTTGGATGATTTCATCATCCGTAAAGGGCATGGTTTGTTCAATATCCACGAATTTATTGATGCTATGCTTAATGCAAACAGCGTTGAAGAAGGTTATGCCGCCCTTCAAGACAATCATCACGATCTAAATCATGATAACTTTGCTGGCGTTGAAGCCGATGCAGTAAAGTTGGCGGCAAATCAAGGGATCGGTGGATTGACCCCCCAAGATATTGAAATCATAAATCAAGGCGAGGCGGCAAATCCTCAAGCGTGGCATCAAGCATTCCAAAAGGCTGTGAATGTTGGCGCACCATTGATCAATGAAGCCATTGCCAAAACAAATGAAATAAACAAAAGAAGGAATTTTGAGAACGGCATACCTCATAGAGATATACCGATGGCATTTCAAAAAGACATGGGGAATTATGTTGCTGTTCAAGCATGGAGGCAACCTGTTCTTGGTAGAAAGAATGGTCAAACACATAATGAACAAGGGGCTTTGATTACACAATACGTTAGTGCATTGACTGGCAAACCTGAAGCATATGCTCGACCATACGGTATCGGACTCCAGGCATTGAGAAAAGAAAAATATCCCGATCTCAAAATGCCAAAAGCAAGCGACGAAATCAATCCACGCATTTTGCATGGCGATTCTATATACATTCGAGATGGCAACCTTCGATCTAAGTTCGGTCAAGCGGTTCAAAGCATTAAGATGGCATATCCCAATTCCCCTCCAGATCAATTGAAGGGAATGGCTCTACAAGCGTTGCGAAACCTCCCTGAGTTCGATAAGTTCGGTGGAATACGGCATAGTAGCGGATTACAATACGGCAACTTTTCTGAGGGGGAGATGCAACAAAGAGTTACTGAACAACGATATGCGAATGCAGATACAAGAGATGCTTTGTTGGAATTCATACCGCCCGAAGCGAGAAACCATTCAATGTATAAAACAACTGGCAATTCTTATTATCACAAACCCGATCCATCTTCTATGCAACTGAAATTTTACAAAAAGCATTTTGGATGGGATGAAGAAAAATCAAGAGAAGTCCATCAGAATGCATATTCGGGCAAATATGATCACATCAAAAATTCAAGAGATAAACTCATGGCAGCAAAGCGTGATGAGTTATTGGCAAGTGGCAAACCACTTGATTATCTGAGTCCAGATGCAGTTATGCCAAGAGATGCCAACATTCCTTCTCCAGTTGATGAGCAACGGCCTCCATCTGATCCATCGCCACCTCCAACAGAACAGGCTCAACCTCAACAACCAGATGCAGGTTCGATGTCGGAGTTCTTCAATCCAACAGTTGCTCAGACTCCAATACAGGAGGCTGTTTCAAGACCGCCACCTCTTCCTGTTCGACCCAATGCTGAACCTCCAAAACAAAATGAAGCAATCGTGGGTGCTTTACCTGCACCAAAAAAACCACCCGCACCCCCTCTTTCTCCCCTAAACGCTTATCCCTCAAGACCAACTCCCAATCAAAATACGGGGCGTGGCTTTTTGGATAATTTGATGACGAGGCTCGGATATGCCTACGAAACATTGTTCCCGTCATTTGGTAAAGCCGATATGTCTGATGAACAGGCTTTGACTGAAATGCTTGAGAATGTGCAATTGGAGATTGCTAAGAAAGAATTGGTAATTCCTCATCAGCACCAAAACCTCGTTAAGTCCTCTTTGTCAATCAACTCAATTGCTGATGTAACAAGGGTAGGTAATACAATGAAAAGACCAAATTTTGACATCATTACTGTATTTCACAGTAGAGGCGATTGGGATAATTTGGCAAAGTCGTTTGATATGACCAAAACAGAAGTGCAAATGGTAAAGGTGATCTTCAATGAATGATGATATGATTTTGAGAGCAAGGCTACTTTCATCTGGATGGTCGGATGACCAGATCGAGAAATACATTGGTCAAGGTTTGGTTGATAAATACAACCAATCGAGAGCCGCAGGGCATAGGGGCGCATCATTAACACAACGTTTCCTTCCTGGTGGCAAGCAACGATACATGAGCGCATCAGGCAAAGGTAAAGGCGAATATCAACAGGAGATAAAAGATATTGCTGCTACCAAACAACAAGAGGCTCGCAATCAACAAGCAGGGAGAATGCAAGCACAGGGGATAACCCCCTCAACCAGTGCCGAAGCACCGATGATGCAACAAAAGGTCAAAGATCCCGCAACAGGCCAACCAACAACTCGAACTGATTTAGCACAGGCGAATTTGCCCCCTCAAGGAGATGGATCGAATACAGGAGATCCGAACATTCCCGACGAGCAAACAACAACTGTTCAGAACGGTCCTGGTGGGCAACCCAACGAGATTACTACTGAAACAACGATGAATGCAAATGCAGGGAATCAGCAGCAACAACAACCTCAACAACAACCTCAAATAAATCCGAATGCTCAAGCGATGGCTCAACAGGGAATGGTTGCTCAAGATTTAGGAACGATTCAACAAGGAAAAGGTGCTGAAAAGAAAACATGGATGCAGAATAGATCTGGCATGGGTAAGTTGATGGATATTGCTACATTCGGTGCAACGGCAGGTCTTGGAAAAACAGGATTGGGGGCAAGAAACCGAGCAAATCAGCAATCTGAACAACAGACTCAAGCATACAATCAAGCCCAACAAAGGCTACAACAAACGGCAGGTTTCAACAAATCAATGGCATTTTACAATGATGTAATATCAAGCCGTCGAGCAATTCAAGAGCGTAACACAACAATAAATCTTCGACGGTGATTTCATGACTGATCGAGATGATGCGTTGGACTACATCTACAAAGGATGGCGAGAAGGCCGTCAGCAACGTAGAGATATTCGACAACAGCGAGGTTATGATCGCACACGTCGAATGCTCGCACCGATCATGGCTCAACGTGCGAGAGGCGCACAATCAGCAGTAGCAACCCCTCCTTCGTTTGCTGATGATGTAACGACACCAGATGATGAATCGACTCCATCCATAGATGAAGGCGCACCAATGCAACAAGAGATGGTTTCAACTCCACCTGCCCCAATTACTGATGAAAGGCGTATGTTACCGATGCAATCTGAGGTTGAACGACCCATATCCGATGAGAGGCGTATGTTGCCTCCGCCTCAACCAACATCTCCTTCACAAGAGGAAATAACTGCTTTGGCGGGTTCAGGTCGCATGGATGAATTGAGAACTGTTTTAGATGATAAACCAAAGACTCCTTCACAAGAGCAACGTAAAAAACCAAAACAAGATGACAAAGGAATGGGCGAATTTTTCAATCCAAAAATGCCATCCGAAGAAGATCTCATCTCAGAAGAAACACACAAACCAGCGTTTGAAGAAGCATTCAATAATCTTCGAGTTATAGGTTCTGATCGTGATATTTCTACTGAACCTCCAGAAACAAGAAATTTTGACATTTCTCAACGAATAGAAGAGATGCCTGGTCCGTATCGAAAACCACGTTACAATATAGCAACAAATTTTACTCAAGTTAGTCCTGATGAAAAAATACAGCGTTTGTATGATAAGGCGGATAGAATTATTCAACAAGATGAGCAAGCAACAAAAAATTCCGATAAAGAGATCCCAGTTGCCAGTGAAGAAGGCAAGAAGCAAGTAATGAGTCGGGCTGATGAACTGAATGAAGCAGTTGCCCGATCACTGGGGAACAAGAAGCCAACGCCAAAGGAAAAGAAAGCAGAATCGAAACCAAAGGCAAAAGAGGTCGATCCACCAAAAGAAGAAGTCAAAGTTCCACGATTGGGCGGTGATCCAGATGGCGAAGATGTCTTGAAAGTCATTGAGATGGTTCGAGATGGAAACTCTAAAGCGCAATCGGAACTGTATAATGCGTTAGGCGATTTAGAAGATACCAATTCACCTCACTTTGAAGATGCTAAAGAAGCAATTGAAGAATATAACTCAAACATGAGAGAAGAACTTCAACAATCAAGTGAAAAAAGTAAAAAAAAAGTAGATGAGAAGCCAAAAAAAAAGGCTGAGATGAAAACACAAGACCTCAAAACTACAATCAAACGAAAACCTACAAAAGACGAATTTACACGTGCTTTGGTAAAGGCATTGCCGATGAAGGATCTGAATTTGTTACAATCAGCGTTAGACGTATCAGCAGGGTGGCAAAGAGATAATTTCAGCCCCGTTTTAGTAGATGAATTGGGTCGGATAACGAATATCATGAACGTCAATAACGATCATACTGCAATGATGCGAATTGCCGAAGATCCAAATACCACTTTTCCAATGAAACCTACTTTGATGTTCCCTACTCAAAAAGTTGGCAAGATTAACCCAAACGCAGTTCCTAATTATCAGGATTTGTTAAATAGAGAAATTGCCGTAACCACCAAAACAGGGACTAAAGATTTACCAACAATTTATAGAGATACAATGAAGCGAATAAAAAGCCCTACGAAGGCCAATTTAGAACAGGCTTTATTGAGTGATGAGTTCTCAATTTTAGACGATTTAGAAGGAAAAACAAGGTCATTGACTGATGCTGATCGAAGAGAGATTATAGCATCAAGGCCAAGACAAAAGAAACAGCAAAAACTTCCTGAGTTGGAATATGGTTCTCCATTCTATGTTCCAAGCACAGGCACGTGGGAGATGCCGATCTTAGAAGGAGGGCGTTCTTTTGATGGCATTACCCCCAATCAAATTCTTGGAATGAGGTCAATTGGAGGAAGAGATTACACTAATGCTAATGCAAATACTTTTGTTCCAACTCCCCCCCAGTTCAAAGGTATGAAAGAAATAGCAAGCATAAATCCAAGCGAATTTATGAAGTTAATTCGGAATGTTCAGAAAGACAAAAGAAAAGTCAAGGAGATAAAAGCACCAAGATCTGGAAAGGTGCAAAGCCGAAGGGTAAGGATAGGAGAATCCATGTATGATTTAGCACACTTGAAACGTATCGCAAGTGGAATGGATGATGACATCTCTACTGAAAAATTGGTCTTTACACAATTACCTGCTAAGGGCAATAAACTCTATGATGAAAAAGCGGGTGGACCTATTAACATAAGAGGAAGAGGTTTTGAGCAATATCAAGCCGAACCGAGTTACTTTGATTTTTTTGCATCCCCTCTATTTGATGATGACGAAGCGGATTCTTGGACCAGTATGAATGATCTGTTTGAGTAGGTGCAATTATGTCAGATATGCTCGATCAGTTATCCGCAAATGTGGATTTTGAAATGGGTCGTAAGGATTTCAAATACTTCTTTGAAGAAGTCTGTGGCAAGTATGACAAAAAGAACCCCTGGATATTGACAAAGTTCCACCAGGAATGGTTCGATCTCTCAGAAAACACAAACAAAACCTGTATTATTGCGAGCCGTGATCATGGCAAATCTGTATTCTACCGTGTGTATTTGCTATGGAAAATGGCTTACAATCCAGGCACAGAAGTTCTGTTTTTCTCGCACAGCCAACACCAGTCCATCGAACACATGGGCAAAATGAATGAATTGATCGAGTCAATCCCTGCATTGCAGCATCTCAAACCAAAACGAGGATGGGCAAAGCAGAAGTTCAAGTTCACAAACAAATCATCCATATCGGCTATGTCCGTTGGTAAGGCTGTGCGTGGGGCGCACCCTGATATTGTTGTTCTTGACGATATTCTTTCAAGTGAAGCACAAACTCAACTCAAGCATATCTCATCATGGTTCTATACTGCACTATTGCCTGTTCTTCACCACACAGCCCAGTTGTGTATTGTTGGAACTCCGTTCTCCTATACGGATCTATACGCTGAATTGAAGAAGTTGAAATCCTATGCTGTTCGAGAATACCCTGCGATCAATGAACAAACAGGAGAGCCACTATTCCCTGAACGTTGGTCATTAGAAGCACTAAACAATCGTCGTAATGACATGACTTCAATCGCATTTACACGTGAGTATCTATGCAAACCGATTGCCAGCGAAGCGAGTCTGTTTCCAGAAGAAGTGCTTGAACGAGTCAAGGATGACGAACTATCTTTGTCTTATTATCCTCATGATGGCGATGAATACAACTACTACATAGGTTGGGACCCCGCTATCTCAGCAGATCGTAGAGCCGACTATACCTGCATGATGGTAATTGCAGTAGATAAGGATCGAAAGAAACACATCATACATACTCATCATGAAAAGGGAATGGACTTTTCAGCCCAAATTGATAAAATCATCGAATTGAATGCACGTTTCAATCCAGTTATCATCGAACTCGAAACAAATAACTTCGCTATTGCGTTTAATCAAGTCCTAAACGAAATCAGCGATCTACCGATAAAACCCTTCAATATGAGCCGAATGAAGAAAGAGGCTTTAATTCATACCCTCCAACTGCAATTTGAACAGGGGAACTTGTTAATACCCTACAAAGACGAAGGAGGCACACGTAGATTGATGAACACTTTATTGACCGAACTCTCTACGTTCACTATGTTGGATAATGGTCGAATGGAGAGTCTTGGAGGCCATGACGATATGGTAATGGCACTTGCGTTGTCTGTTCAGGCAACGAAAGAATACCGTGATAACATAGTCATTTTGGATGCTGAGGTATGGCAAAGCAGGTTAGGGTGGGCTAATGTTTGATCAGCGAATAGAAGGAGTCTTTGGCGTAGAATCGCCTGAAGATGTGTTGAAGTTACTTAATGAGAAGTTGATTAACCAAAAATTGAAGTTAAATCAACAAGAAAAAAAGTTGCTTGAGCAACAACGAAAAGTATCTGGCAAATCGAGTTCGACGGAATCTTTGGGTGGCGAAAGCGCAACAGAAGAAGATAGCAAAGACAAAACATGGATGAAAGATCGTTCATTGACTGGAAAACTTGCTGATGTTGCTACTTTTGGTTTGACTCAAAACATGGGTAAGACTGGAACAAAAGCAAGAGGCGGTCCACGTGATGATGCGGGGATCGAGGGATTTGATTCTCCTGAGATGGGCGGAGGAACAAAACAGCCAGGAACATCAGTAGATACTCAAACCTCGCCTGTGCCAGTAACCAAAACATGGTTTGTAGATAACTTTGGTATGCAAGGCAATGAGATAGTAGATCTGTTGATTAAATCAGGTAAAGATGAGTTAGTTCAGATAATTGAGCCATTGATTGTTGAAGAACGAAAGGCTTTGCTCAAATCATTTCCATCTGTTTCACCCGATCTGGTTGAAACATTACCATTCAATGACTTTGATTGGGAGATGCTACAAAAGAACACAGGATCATTGGAGATACCTTTCAGAAGATTTGTCAAGAGTTGGAATGATGGAGATCAAGAAAAGGCGTATGATCTATGGTCAAGCCGAATCACAAAAGAACAACATCTTAGCCGACCTGAGCGAAAAATGTTGGAAAAGACGTATGAAATCTTAGAGAAGAACGGCAGTATGAACGCTCAATCTCTACAATCTTATGGAGTTCAAGGAAACCCAACAAAGATTGCTATGCTCATCAAATCACATGGATTCCTATATGACATCGTTGCATTGGGCGTTGGTAAGAAGAACAACGATCAAGCAAAATACTACTCATTGAAGAAGAATGATTTGTTTGTAAAGGATGCAGGGGCTTTAATTGGTAATTTGTTCGATGATGGAGGATCTATTGAGATAAGTCCACGTGGAACGCCAAGAATCATCATTCCTTTCAATTCAAAGGTTCGTAAAGAATACGCCAATGCACTTAACACAGAATTAGGCGTGGGCGGTATTATCGCAGAAGGAGATGGCCTTGTTATTGAGGGTGAATTCTCAGTAATGAAAGCCATAGAGGTTTCATTGCCACATCTCAATGAAAAGCGAGGCGAGGTCATTATTTTGAAGAAAGCACTTGAAGATGATGATGATGCTGTGTTTTGTCTGAATTATGCTCATGCCAATCCTAAGAAACAAGTTACCCTCTTGAAGAGTTGGAACATTTCAGAAGAGGAACTTGAAGAATTGAAGCGAGGTGTCATAGATGGCTGATCGAGAAAGAATGGAACGTCTTTTCTCCGCTATCGGAATCGACATGGAACGGCATTCAACGCCAATGCCAACAATGCCTTTGTTCCAATCTGGAATACAAGAGCCTCCATTGTTGCAGGGAATCACCATCCCTGCCCTTTATGCAGCAACATTTGAGTGCGTTGTTCTACGATCCATTCTCAATCATCTCGCTGTCGAAACATTCCGTAAAGGGTATGGTTGGAAACCAAAATTTGTAGTAAAGTGTAGAGAATGTGATGAACATTATCACCAAGAGGTAGAAGTATGTCAAAAGTGCAATGGTGAAGTCCGTAAAGCGGATCGAAGTGAACTTGAATATGCTGAAACATTATTGGAAAATCAAAACAGTATGATGCAAAACTTTGTTGAGATTATGAAAGAGATTGAAATGGATCTGAACATCGTTGATGACGCATACATTATCTTGACAAAAGAATACTTTGTTGATCCAGATACAAAGAAGGTGATGTTTTACCGTGTCAAAGAGATAACACGTGCCGACCCTATCTTCATGCGTATGCTCGCTGATAAGAGAGGTGTTCGAGGCGGTAGCCAATATACCAGTCTTGTTGATCGAACATTTAGAACAAGCGACCCTAAAGACAAATGCCCAACAACAGGTATGCCAGTTGTTCCTATTCACTACATGAACCTGGCGGGTGTTGGTAAAGGACAAGTCTATACTGAGGGTGAAGTTATCCACCTTAGCAAATGGTCGCCATCAAAGTTGTATGGCCGTAGCCCAGTAGCAACCATGTGGAGGCAAGTGAATACTCTCATTGCTATGGATAACTATGTGTATTCAGCATATCAGAAGAAGCGTATGCCACGTGGAGTTATGGTTATCAAATCATCCAATATGGAAACAGTTGAGCGAACTGCAAGAAACATCCAAGAGCATCTTGAACGTGATCCATCTTACATTCCAACCATTGGTGTTGAAACAGAATCAGGGCGTGGAGGTCTTGAGTATGTGCGTATGATGGACACCCTCGAAGAACTGCAATATATCCCGATCAAGGATGACATTCGACAGCGTATTGCCGCATTCTTTGGCGTATCAAACGTTTTCATGAATGACGTATCAGGCGGTGGACTGAATAACGAAGGTATGCAAATCGTCGTCAGCAACAGGGCAGTTGCATATGCACAGTCAATTTACAATCGAATCCTATTCCCTCAAATTGCTAAGGCTTTTGAAATCACAGAATGGGAACTTGTGTTGAACCCACACGAAGAAGAAGATGAAATCATGCAACTTCGTAGAGATGAAATGGCAATCCGCAATATGATGCAAATGAAGCAAGCGGGTTATGATGCTACGTTGTGAGATGGTGTTGATGACAAGATCTTACACTTTGATTTCAAACAACCAGATCCTCAAGAGGTTGCTATGGCTGAGGCTCAAGCACAGCAACAGCAACAAGGCGGTCAAGGAGGGGGGCAACCTGTTCAGAAAGGAGATGTTGAACTCGATCCATCTCTAATGTTCAAACGAACCAACTTTGATGCAAGCAGGGGTTCTGTTCCGTTTTCAGATGCTCTCGCTACTACTGCGGGAACAGATTTACCGCCATTGAGAACTCAAAGCAAAAATGAACGGCAAAGCGGTGGTTCGAGTCCTGGTATGATCCGTAGAGTCGAAGGCGCACCAACTGGTGCTTCGATTAAAACGGACAAAAGGGAACACAAGACTCCACAGGAGAAAGCCATTGATCACCAAATCAAAGAAACAGAAAAACGTAAAGGTTTGGGGAGTTCAAGGGGCAATAGTCAATAAATAGAAGGTTATGCGAAAGGTGAGAGCGATGACAGATTTCGGTTTGGATTTATTATTACGGGCAAGAGAATCTTCTATCCCTGATGATCCCCGCATCTCAGGTTTCGTTAGACGGGCAAGAGATATGGGGGCTGAACCAAAAGGAACACGCCTTTACGAAAAACAAAACGAGGGAGAGGAATGGAAGAATGATCCGCAATCGCCTCAAGCACAAAGCAGACGATCTTTTGACCGTAAATACTCAAGAGGTAGAGATATTCCAATGATAAGTGGAGATGAAGAATACGAAGCGAGAGGCGGATATAAAACTCAAGATATGCATACAGGAGAAATGAAAGACATG